TTTGTACTGTTTGCATAATACATATTTAACAGTATTTATAGATATAGAATGAACGAAATTTTTAACACATTAAGGGACAAGTTCCCATTCTTAAGCCTGATCAGAAAGGGCGATTTGGAGTTTGTGGGCATAGTACAGAACGAGGACACCAATGTTATCAGTTTCTACGACTATGGCAGGCTGATGATGCCACAGGACAAGATGAAATTCCTGAAGTGTGGCGAAACTTGGTGGCATGAATCTAATCGTAAATTACCAATTAACATTTTTCTAAAAGGGGAGTTCAGATACTTTCGTTCAACCCTGATTACGCTCAACTCCAAGGACGTGGAGATCGTGCATGGTCCCACAGTCAAACTGTCAGAAATTTCAAAGAAACGGGTGAAGAGAAGAACTATCCAATTAGTAAGAAGACCTACTTAGTCTCTTTTTCAGGAAGTATAGCACCTGTTGTGATGTAGTGCTGTGTTAAAGGACTATCAGGCTGATAACTTTTACTTTCTGAACGAAGCGAAGAATTGGATTTTGTCTTGGATTTTTTTTGGAGTCTTTTTTTAGTTTTTTGATGTCTCATCAAAACTATATTTAGCCTTGTTGATCAAATTCATCTGCACCACTATGGCCTGTGCGTATGCCACAGCGTGTGATTTTTTGAAGAAGTAACTGCCGTCTGTGGGTTTTACCCAAACTTCTTTCATTATATCCACCCAATCCTTGTACATCAACTGACGTTTGGCAGGACGTATAATGGCCAACACGGCCGCAAGTTGTTCTATGGTCTTTGGTTCAAGTTTGGACACTATATTGAAATGGCCGTTTAGGTGAAAAAGGTTTTCCACTGTTTTGGGATCCTTAAGCATATCCCAATCAGGTTCTTGTATCATTAGTTCAACCAGTTCCTGTTCCGATTTCACGTCCTTGTATATGTTCACGTTTAGGCAGTCTATCTTGAAGTAACCTCGGTCCTCCGCGTTTTTGTAATCCAGGGAGGCGTGACCAGTAACAGGATGTTCTGGCACAGCGTGGAAGTAAACTCCCGTTTTGTGCTTTTCGGATTTTCCTTCTTTTATCATTGATGCTGGAGTGTGTTTGAACAACTTCAATGTGTTATCCCTGTCAAAAAAATCTATATCTACATCAGGCATTAGTGTACACTTCCTTTGTCTTTCTCTGCATGTTCAATCATTTTCTCTTTCGAGCCTGGTTGTAACACTTCCAACACATCAAGGAGTTTTCTGTATCCTTCTGTTTTTAACATGTCTTTGTTAACTTTTGGCATTATGACTCTTCCTATTGATCCGTCCTCTTTGATTATGACAGCACAGTCTCCGTCATCAAACTCCAGGTTATCTGACACTTCTAAATCTATCTTAGACAATCTTGGCCTCCCTTGCTGTGTCCTGCACCAACATGTGATCAGCAGGATAGCTCTTCAACTTGCTGGGCCAGAAACTTGTGTTTATAAATCTTTCTATCATTTGTAATTGTTCGTCGTTAAATGATTTTAACATCCTTTTGCCTGCGTTGCAACCTAGCAACAACCATGGACTTATCTTGCCTTGTTGTATGTGTTGCACCGCTCTGTTTTTGTTCACGAGTCTGAAATAGTCCGGCCATTGTGCGTTTTGTTCTGTTGCCCAGTCCATCATTGTTGCGATGCTTCTTTGTAGGGCGGCCTCAACAGGCTCTGACTTTAAGGCCTCTACTAAGTACATTTCATAGAGATCATCTCTCGCCCAGTGGTCCAGTTTGACTTTTGACTGTAGCACATAGTCTATGTATTTCTCTGGATACAAGGGATTGATATGCATTATGAATCGACCAAACTTGACGAATGCATTGTAGTACGAACTCTTTACGAAATCGTCGTATGTTTTAATTTTTGAATTGTGTTGATGTATCTGATAGAATCTTTGGAATACCATAAACGCATTCACTACCCACTTCTCATCTCTTTGCAGATATCTTCTTTTGGGCTCACACAGATGTACTTGCAGTGTACGTTCCTTGGCAAACTCCTTGCCACAGTATGTGCATTTATTTGTCGATGCCATGTGCCTCTATCAGTTCCTCTAGTTCTCTGTCTGTTATCACCTTGTCTAACGTCTCTAGGTCTGCTTCCTTCCACGTTGGATATATCTGTTGTAGTCTCTTTAGACTCTTGTTTGGTACACGCTTCATCGGTTTGATCCATTGATGGAATTGCGTTGTCTCTGCTCCACACATAGCCGTCAGTATCCATAATAGTTTCTTGTGTTTGCCTAGGGTAAAGCAGTGTTTGTTCACACATTCGTTCACCATCTCTATGTAGTGTTCTATGTAGAACGGATCCTTTGAAGACACGTTGGAAACATATCTCATCAGCATGTAAGGTGAATACAACGATTTCTCCTTGTCATCTATCCTGTCGAAGTAGTCCTTGTTCCTGAAGTCTACTGCTTTCAGTCCGTTTCTAAGATCAAAAAATTTTCTATTTTTTTCTGCTGGCATATTTTAGTGCAAACATTGTGCATTCTTTCGCTGTTACAAATGTTAATTTTAGTTTCTTGTTTTTGTGTTGTAAACCTGAAAATTGGAATTTGTGTTTTCTCATGAAGTCAAAGAAATTGTGCATCCAGTTTTCATCCATCCAAACAGCGATCTTGTTGCTTGTTATCAGGATCGGTGCATCGATGGTTATTGTTTTCCTACCAGACGGAGCCATAGTCCACCTGTTCACACTGCCTCGATATGTCCTTGACAAAGTAGGCACACATGGGCTTTGGACCATTGTTCAAAGGTACGGCCAACATCTGTCCTGATTTGATTTTAGGAAAATACCATTTAACCTCTGTGTAGATGTCTACAACGTCTATGGGATAGAAATCTGGTTTAGGACTTGATAATGGATTGAATGTGAAAGCATCAAAGCCTCTGTCGTTCAAACTTGTTATTGGTAAAACATGCATTTCAGATTGTCCTGCTTCGCCTATCAGCATCTTCCAATCCAGTGGCATTTTTATCTTGTGTGGTCCAATCTCTAACACCGCCGCTGGTGCGTTGAAGCTCTCCAGGAATATTAGAGGTATGTAGAAGAAATCTGGTTCGTCTGGATTTGAATTGTCTAGTACCGCGAATCTTAAATTCTCATCAACCCATTCAGGTATCTTCTCTAACTTGTATGTTCTGTTATCCAGTGTAAGGATTTTCATAATTTATCTTTTCTATATTATACGGGTAATTGGCCTCTTTGTAAAACTTTTTTCTTGCACCTAGGTGTCTTTTTGCAAACTTACAACTGCTGGTAATATCCCATATCTGTACACTATCTTTGTCTTCTGCCTTCCTGATACCACGTCCTATTGACTGTATCACCCTGACAAACGACTTACCTGGCTCTATGAGAACAAGATTAAAAATCCTAGGAATATTAATGCCAACAGCGGCAACTCCATATGTGGCAATAATAACTTTATTTGTTGCAGTAGATATTTCATCGTATTGTTCCTTTCTGTCTGTGTTTTTAGTCGATCCGGACACGAACACTGCATCTTCTATCTGTTCTTCTAAGATCTCACCTGCAGATATCCTATCCACAAGTATCAGTGTATTGCCTGAACTTGCTATGTCTTTGATTGTGTTGGCCACCCATTTCATTCTTGTCTTGTCTGTGGTCAGCCATTTTAATTCTTCTCCGTATGTTTTGAACTGTGGATGATCCTGGGTCTGCAGAACATTCACATGACAGTTTGCCAATACACCCTTGTCTTGCAGTTCGCTGGCCTGTATCCTATTGGATACATCACCTATGCTACATTTCAATCCCATGAACTCGTAATCCGCTTTTGGTACTGTACCTGTTAGTCCCCAACGTATACCACAGTGTGCAAATGGTCCAGTCAACAATCTTTTAAGGACATCGGCCTTGGCCATGTGTACCTCATCTATTATCACTGTGTTGATGCCTTGTATTGCTTCTAAGAAATCAGTTGTATGCTCGTCTTTGCTTTTCTTTTCTAACACGTTCAGTGACTGCCAGGTTGCTATTGTGTTGAATCTTCCTAGTTCTTTCCGGTCGCCGTAGTACACACCAACATCTAGGTTACAAGCCAGGAAGTCCTCCTCTGTCTGTGTGACAAGGCTTTTGTTTGGAACTATGGTCAGTGTCCTTCCATACGGTTCGACCAATTGGCACAGTGCCGCTGTAATAATAGTCTTACCTGCACCAGTGGCGATCTCTTGTATGCTTTGTGGATGTTCTATAAATTTATTAATTGTCTCAACTTGATAGTCTCTCAATTCGATTGGTTGTCCTGCGGCTGGATGGTTCTCCGGCCAGTTTATATGTGATAGATAATTTTTATCAACTGCCTTGAATTCAAAGTTATGTTGTTCTCTACGATCTTCTACATCTATGTACACACCGCCCTCGTCTAGTATGGGAAGTATTTGATCAACTAGATTTAGATAAGTTGTGCCACCTAGACCGAAGAAACTAACCTTGCCGTCCCATCTGCCTAGTTTGACTGCTGGTAAGTGCCTTGCGTATGGTATCTCATACTTAAATTTATTTGATAGACGCTTCCTCCATTCGAGACTCAGGTTCTCAAACTTCACATTCACTTCGTCTTTTATTACTAATTTACAACTGCTCATTCTAAAGTTTTATTATAATATGATCATGCCAATCCCAACTACTCGGTTGGTGATCACTATAATACAACTTTTTTGGAAGATTTTCAAGCATTCTTTTTAGATTGTCCGTGCCAGTGGCATAATAACCACCTCCCAATGCAACTAGTGATGCTTGTGGTTTAATTTTGCTTTTGATCAACGCCCTAGGTATTCTGTTTCTCACGAATATTATTTTGGTATTATCACTGATCAGTTTGAACTGTTTGCTCATCTGGTGAAGTTCATATAGATTCTCAAAAAATTCTCTTGGTTTATGGTTATCTACTAACCAATGCTTCTTATCTGAAAATTTGTCTAGGTCTATACTATGCATTGGTAACTTGTCTAACTCTTTTCTGTAGACTGGCTCTCTGACATCGAACCCCCAACTACAGTCATCTAGAATGTCTATGCCATAGGCCTTGAAAGCATTCAACCATTCCCAAAATTCTTTGACATCGTCTTCCATGTGTATGTCACCACTAACTGGCATGATCAACGGAAAGCAATTCAACTCTATCAATCCCTTGACAACCTCCTTCTTGCTAAATCCTTTTGAATCAATCCATAACTTGTGATAATTGTTGTGTGCTATCTTGTGGCCGACTGTAGTGTCAGCATCAACACTTATTCCTTTGGTTGATATGTCGAAGTTCTTGAGTGAATCAACTTGTGCCAGTGCTGTTTTACCTTTAAGGTTTTCGTCCCAATAATTTTGTAAAGATTCTGGAGCATTGTCTAACACCACCTCCCCAGCAATTAATCTTGCAGTAGGTTTACGATGTCCTATTATTTCTTTTTTTACTTCTTCGTAGTCGTTGAGCAAACTGTCGTCTGTGAATTTGAAATCATATCTCACTGCTATCAGGGTTAGGTAGTAGGCAGTAACGTCACTGTGTTGGAAGGTCCATTTCTTTTTCTCACCATCGTACAGGGCATACATGCCGGGCAAGTCACGTGTGTCCTTCATGCAACGTATCAGTTGTATCACTTTCTTGTTATAAGGAAATCTCATTTCTATCCTGTCGACGTTGTCCTCGTCGGTGTATTTCTCAATGACCTTGTCAAAACTAATCACACGGAAATCGTCCTCGTACTCAGGCTTGTCCAACAACTTCTTGATATCCATGCCATGGGCCTGGAACTTGGTCAGGTATCTTTTCAAGATTACAAGTGCCAGTCTGGCCTGCTTCTCTGTCCAGGCGTATTGTGATTCTGCTAGTGATCGCACAGTGTCGTAATCTTTAGGATGTGGCTTGATCTGTGTTTTCTGCGTCGATAGGGGGTCTGTCCAAAAATAATCATTATATGCTAGTATTTTAAGTGCTTCGTTAATTGTTTTTGGCATATCTGTGTGCATTTTGTATCCTGGTAATATTGATAATTATTAGTATATTATAGCATACTTGGTAATATAGTCAACCTATGAAAAGGACCAGTAAAAAGACCGTATCGGTCAGGAAACAACTTAAAATAAAACTGGAAAATACTCTGACTAGGCGAAAGAACATAAGGAATTACAAACCCACATACTCTATAGTATCTACCTGGTTCAAACATCTAAACAAAGGATTGTTTGGTAATCAATTGCCAGCAGTGCCACTATATTTGGTAAGGATGACCAATGACTGGGGTAGGTGTTGGGCCAATTGGGATAATAGAAAATGTAGAAAGGGTACATACGACCAAAGTATAATACCCTATGATAAAACTGATGTTACATTTGCTATTGAGATACACACAAAGTATCCAACCTTCAGAGATTTTATTGAGACTTTAGCACATGAAATGGTACATCTATATCAGATGACAGTGATGAAAGATCCCTACAGCAATCACAATGCCAACTTTTATTCATTTAAAAATAAATTCAAAAGTGCAGGGTTGACTCTATCAAGAACCGGATAGAACAGTATCCTCAAATTCAGCGTAACTAATCACTTTACTGTTTCCTATATCAGTACCTGTCTGCGAGTTGTGTAGATATTCGGGTGGATTGTCATGGACAATGGTGTAGTTCACGTATGGTCTCATCTTCAACACGTCCCTGAATTGTTTCCACCAGCCCTCAAAGATCTTGTCGTCGTTTCGTTCCCCATAACAGATTGTGTCTTGGTATATGTTATTCAGTTGCCCCTTACCGTACTCCCTAAAGTCGAAGCCTATAAGGTAGATGTTCTTGTGTCCGTGGACACCTGCTGTCCAGAAAGCGGCATTACCTGATATCCAGTGTGGATTGTTTGGTATTAGATTTATCATGCCTTTGCTCTGTTTCCTGTTGACTTCCAGGACCGGTGCGTAGTGTACGGTCTTTAATCCCACTTCATCTTCTACCATCTGCATCGTCATTTTTGTATCAACAGAAAATATAAAGTCAGGCATAAAGTCTCTGTACAGTGCATTACAACCGTATGTCTGTCCAGATGCTTTAAGTTTATTAAGATCAAAATCCTTACGTGAAGGTCCATTGCCTATGCAATATGCATTGCCTCGAGGCACTGCTTTAACTTTGTCTTCGAAGTACTTCATGTCACGGATACGTTTACCGTTCCTTATGGTTAAGTTTACACAAACTTCTTCTCCCTTGTAAGGTATCCATTCTATTGGTTCGATCTCATTTATTTGTCCGATTTTAATTACTTTCATTGTCATCCTCAAAATTTAAATTGAAAACTGCTCTGTACCTTTTGTCTGTGCAGGTGCTCCCGGCGTGTTGGACTTTACCTGCAAACAGAACTAATCTGTTTTCTACTGATTCCACTAGATCTCCATTTGCAAATTTCGTATAGCCATTATTTGTGTTCAGATAGAGTATTGCTGTTTTTACTTTATTGCTTGGCTCCGAGATGTCGGTGTGCAGTCCGTGTTCAATTATTTTGTCAGTTCTCTGTAGTAGGTTAAACTTTGCTCGTAATATTTTTTTAAAACCAAGAAGTTCTTTGAATATATCTAGTCCTCCTAAAGTGTAACTACTTTTGAACGCATCGTCTTTATAAATTAGGTGTGTGAATTGTATGTGTCCATCGTCTGGTTGAGTAACACCATCGTTGATGTACCATGGAAAGGTTGCACCAAGCACTATAGTTTTCAAATCTTCGAGGTCCTCTTTGTTCAGGAAATTATCTATAATTTTCATTTTATATATTTCTCTTCTAATCTAGCCTTTATCCTTCGCCATGGCAGTCCTTGTTCTATCTCGTCCTCGAACCATTCCGTGAATGCTAATTTATTCGCCCATGTAAATCTGTTAGGCATAGCCGGTGTGTTGATGTCCGCTAATTTGATATTGCCCACGTCGTGACACAGGCTAGACTCAGACACAAACACAGGTATGCCTTTTATTACCGCCTCCATGGCAGGATTGCTAGAATGATTCACAACCGCCCAAGTCCTTTCTAGAGTGGCCTTGAAATCTGTGTCGTCGTATGTCCTGTAATCTCGCTTTGGCAGTCTAACCTTTACATTCGGGTATTTGTTTTCATCAAATGTGATGATATTTCTAGGGTGGGGTCTGACCAAGATTGGTCTTGTGGTGTACTTTCTGATTTCTTTTATCTGCTGTTCTATCCAGTTTGACATTTTTGGAAGTCCCTTCCATTGCTCTGAGGCGTCATGTTGACCGCATATAACTATGAGATCTCCAGTGGGATTCCATGGACGCAATTCATGTTTGAATAGCGGCCAACGTTTATCATTGAATTCTTGATTGCCGAAGTCAGCATCTCTGTTTATTCCGTTAATTCCAATTTTAAAACTGAGATTCCTACGTAGTCCCCCCACTTCTACAACAATGACAGGCTTCCCTTTATTCCTGTATCTGTCCCATATTGGTTTGTAACTCTCCATCCTGCCACGCCATAACACACTCCATATGACCGCAACGTCGCCGTTGGTTTCTTTGTCTACAGATACCTCGTCACCTGCTTCCCGCATTGACTGTATTAGTTTTTTAAAAATATTTTTACTGTTCTGAGGGCCGTGCATGGGCCATGCTTCTATTTTCATTATAGACTCGATGGTGCTTTCTTCCAATAGTCTACTGTAGGTTCCTTACGTAAATCACTACGAGCTGACGTACCAATTTTTTTACGTTTGCCTTTCATGTGATCCATGTACTCGCCAAGTTCGCTATTAACAAACACATGGTGTCCTTTTACACCTTTCCAGTAACCTATATCGTTTACTTGTATGTTTTTTCCTCGTCTGTATAATTTTGACAAATGCCAAAACACATACGAGTCATGCCATTCTAACAGTTTGAATACTTCATCTGTGACATAAAGATTTTCCCAATCATTTACAAAGTTTTGTATCTCTGGATGGTTCATGTTATACCCAACAAATCCACACTCTGGATATTTTCCACCGTCGTTGAGTTTTGGATTCTCACGACCTAGATACGTTAACATTGTTTCTTCTGGTAGCAATTTTTCAAAGAAGTCCATAGGTATGGGCCTAAATGAAAATGTATCTCCGTCAATCCACACAACGTAATCATATTCTTTTGAATTACGCACAGCATTTACAACACAGAATACTTTGTTTGCAAATCTCACAGCGGCCCAAAGAAATGATCCTTTATTTTTATCGTTGCCACCTTTGATTTGTAGTTCCGCTGGACGCCTCACGCCACCTTCAATTTCTTCTAATTCTCCGTTTGCAACAGGATCGTTTTTGTGTTTGTTCTTAAATTTAAATAATTCTGGTTCAGCAGTGTTTAGATCTATCCATTGAATTCTGTCGTACTTACATTCAGGTTTGGGTTCTTCTGCGTAAACAACTATATCAACTTCTTTTGGAAATTGTTTAGCCATAGATTCGATACCTTTTTTGCCGTACTGTTCCCAACAGCCAGGCTTATACGATGTAATAACTTTAATTTTCATTTATTCTCTTATTTAAATCTTGTAGTCCTGGCCAGTTCAATAAAACATCTTGTTGATCTTTTGGTAAATCTGCGATGTAGTTTGATCCGCCCTTTCTGTAAAATTTTAATTCATCTGGTGCTTCTTTGTTATTTTTTTCTTTCATTTTTTCCCACGTGGTTTGTTCTTTTGCATATGCGAATGAATCTTTATCGCAATCTTTGAACACAAACATAAGAAGTTTTTCCCAAGCACTGTCTTGTTTTTTTAAGTCTTCGTACTTGATAAACAACTTTCGACCTTGGTGTTGAGCCATGTGGTCCAGTTGTAAGTTCATAAAGTTTATAATAATATCTAGTCCCCATTGTTTGTTTTTTGCAAAATCTATTATGTCTGTGTGTTCCGGACAAGTAAAATCTTTGTATGGTATGCTTTGCAAATATGGCCAATAACTGAACAACACATCAAGTGGTTCTCTCACAAGATACACAATGTTTTGTAACTTCATTTCTGGTTCAAAATAAAATTGTTTGCTGTCTTGTATTTCAAAATATTCGTCCCATGGTATATGTCCTGTTAAGCTCATAAAGTCATGTCGAAATAATATTTTAGGTATGCCAGGCATTCCCGGGCGAGGCCTATCAACCCATTTGCTAAACTCAACATTCCATTGTCTAGCAATATAGTGTGCAAAAAAATGTTTCATCCATGTACGACCACAACGAGGAAAACTTAATATTAAGTTGGGACAGTTGTTAAATTGATTACGTAAAACGTTTATTCTATGATGCATCTGTTACTTTGTATGTTTCCTTCCAATGTTTTAATATTAAATCTGGTATAAGCATTTTAGCAGATTTTTGACTAGAAGTCACTGTTTTCAATTTTTCGTGTCCTAACTCATTGGTATAAAAGTCCTCTAGGTCTGTTATACCGTATATGCCACACATTACAGGCCCAATTGCTCTTTGTATCTTTTGAAAACCACACCACTTTTGATCTCTTCGGTGCTCCACATTTTGTAACCAATGTCATGTACCCACTGTGTTCTGTCAGGTCTCTTTGGTGTCTCTATGTCCATAAGATTCTGATTAGCAACGGGCCAACACAGTGCCAGATCGCTTGTACAGAAAGTTGGTATACCACGCACACAAGAATCAACACTAGCGGTAGAGTTGTGTGTCACTACGGCGTGACAATTAGATATCACTTCTTGGAAATTAAATCTATAGAATTTTTTCTCATCACCAACCCAACTCGACTTGCCTTCCAACAGTTCGCAATCCTCAGGAAACTCGTTCTTACGTTTAATCATTTGTGCCATGTGGTTTGGATGAGGCCTTATTAAGAACTTCCTGTCAGTCGCTGGTCTTAGTTTCTCGTACACTCCCATGAACCAGTCTATGGGGTCTAACTCGTCCATGCTCCAGTTGTCCTTTGGCTGTAGCACAAATAGTATTGGATCGTGTTGTTCAGACTTACGCCATGGCTCATATTTTACATTCCATAAATTTTTCATCATGTCCCAACGATCACTCGGACTATTATCACTCAGGAAGTTTCCGTTGTTCATAGGAGAATATAGGCTCACACGCCAATGATGTTTATGATGCGTGATAGTGTTTCCAAAACTAGAAAGTATGCCGCCATCGAATGTAATAATGTATATGCCTTTTTTCTTGGCACGTTCTACAAGGTCTCTCCTACGTCCCTTGGTGTGGTGTGGCTGATTCTTCCCACCATACCCAAACATACAGCCAATGGGTGCGTGTGGTTCCATTTCATTTTCATCCCATGGACCTTCCTTGTGTTCGTTCACAATGATTGGCGTGTCACCGCAGGCCTTGATGCCCTCGGCCATGTGCTGTAACAGATCCCAACTCGCACCACGCTTACGATCTTTTACTGTCCTCCTAAATATTTCAACTTCCATCTAATATCCTCAATGCTGTTCCGTTACTCATTTCTTTTGCTGTGAACTGTCCATAGGCCAGACTGTAAAACAAAGGCCTAGGATCAATGTACACAGGATCCTCAATACGTGCCAGGCTTTTGCCCGCAATGGGAAAAGCACAGTTGTTGCTGTCAGCAAACACAGGAACACCATTGGCAAGTGCCTTGATCGTGATTGAACTGTTGTTAGTAACCACAGCATGTATGTCGCTCCATATAATTTTTTCTGTTGCAACTTTTGTGCTGTTTTCACCTGTGTGTATTTTACCATCCGACCCTATTTGTGCTTCGGGATTGTAGGGTTTTTCTCTAACAATAATTTCTCTATCCGTGTATTTCTTTAAATCCGCCATTGTGTTTTCTAACCAGTTCTCACAATCGAAGAAAGTGCTGATAGATTTGGTAGGCGGACATACTAATATTTTCTTTCCATTTTTATGAAAGGGTTTGATATCAAAAGGGAATGTTGCTTTGAATCTATCGTCGGGGCGTTCGTCAATGAAGTTTTTGACGTGATCGTTTTTTACTATCCTCAAGAAGTATGGTGGTTGTCTACTGATACCCCAGTAAGGTCTGTCCATGTAGTAGAAATCTATTTTATTTTTTTGACAGTGTTCGTATACAAGATTAGTACCTCGTAATATGCCAAACAACCAAATCTTTGTTGCATCTTTCACTGTAAGCACCTTATCGTAGGTTAATATTTGAGACCCCGGCATGCCTTCTTTTGCAAATTGTATATACTTTTCTGTTGTGTTTCTTGCAGTACTGCTCAAATATATCATTAGTCTATGTGCTTCATCAAGTCTGTTATGTCTATTTTAAAATCAATTAGATCAGTGAGACGCTTGATGCCTTTTGGTTTCTTGTTGTTTTGCAACGCTATAGGCACGGTGTCCGCCAAGTATAAAGTGTGTGCGAGTCCTAGGTGATGAGACAACACAGGATACACTTTCTTGTGGATCATATTTTTGTCTTGTATCTCTATGACCTTTGTTCCCGGATTGCACCATAGTAGATTTACTAGGCCTGCACCGTGCGCCGCAACGATGTGTGTGGCCTCTGCGAATGTTTTCATTTGTTCTCTTATTGTCATCTTTGCCAGGTCCACTGTCTCCCATCCTTTAAGTGCCAACAGCAATTCATCTGAGTTTGTGATTCTTCTCGTTTTTGCACCTGGTCTTAATACAACAATTTTCCTGTGAGATTTTGTTTCTTTCAATCCAGGCCTGCCTTTGAAATGTCTCAGCCATGGTGCCAGGTGCGGAGTGATTACTCCGTCTTTTGAATTACTTGCACTTGGGACTAGCAGATGTTTGAATTGCCAAGTTGCATTTTTTGGCATCACGAGAACTTTTACTTCAGGGAACAATTCTTTTATACATTTCTCAAAGTATTTGCTTTCGTTGGCCAATACGTAACAGTATCTTGTAAAATCTGTTGACCATCTTTTCTCCATCAGTCTGAATTTTGAAATTACATCTATCCATATGTGCCATGGGTTCTCCACACTTTGCTCGTCGATGGGCAACCACACGTAACGGTACTTCTCATGGAAGTGGTCACTGACTGGTGGTAATTCTGCTTGTACCTCATCTCCCCATTCCTTCCAAAGATTGTGTGACTTACCTGGCTTGTTCCTACTTCTATCAGTTAGGCGCCATATGTAATTGGTTATTAGTTTCTGTTGGTAAGTGACAAGTAAAGGACAACTATGAACTTTACAATCATGGAATTCTGCAACGAAAGTTGGTAAACTTGTGAAGTTTGGGTCTATGTCTTTGTGGTAAGGTACCGTGTAATCATAACTGGTGTCGACAGTTTCCCATTTATCTAAAAAATACTTGATTGAATCTATGTTCTTCATGTTGCTATTTGCCTATAACTATACTATAATTATTCAGTGATGCCTACCAAATTATTCATAAATGGTTGTTCTTTCCTGACCTATCGGCCCAGGGACAACGTCAACACCCACTGCGGTCTGGAACTAGCAAAACTGTTAGACCTCAATGTTGAGGTAAATCTAGCCAATGGTGGTAGGGGATCTAAGAGACTGATGTGGACGACCAGGGTGTGGTGTGAAAAATTTCCAGAGATGGCGGAGAAATGTTTTTTCCTAATTGGATCCAGCGGAGGGAACAGATTTGACTATCCAACATCTGATGGGTACAAGGCACACAAATTTCCCACGATGGCTACGACTTGGAAAACTTGGGATCCAAACAGAGACAAGCACACAACAAGTTTTATAAAATATCTTTTCGGCTTAGGAGCGGACATAGATCAGATGACACAGGTAGAATCCATCCTAGGTTTGTTGGACCTACAAGATTATTTCCAAAATAAAAAATATCCGTATGTGTTTTATAATACCCTATCTGATGCAAAGATTACAAACCCCGATGTACAACTATTATTTGACAAGATAGACAAGAAAAGATTCTTCAAACCAGAGACAAGTCATTTAGATTACACAGTTGCCAACAATCAACAATGCAAGGAAGGTGATCCACATCCTAACGAAGAAGGGCATATGGATTGGGCAAGACAATTGAAAGAGTTTATAGATGCTAACAATCTACGCACCATTTAACAACAAGAACAGCAAAGCATACGAAGTTTTCGATGGTGTGCAGAAGTCTTGGCCGGAGCAAACAAGAATGCTTGATAATCAAACCGAAAGCGAGCCCGTGGCGAATTCTATGTTTTGGGGATTTGTTGGCAACAATAGAGCAATGGTCAAGAAGTTAGAGTCACGTAATCATAATTTTTGGTTTGCTGACACTCCATACTTTGGCAGATTTGACAACAACAATCTAAAATCAGATAATCATTATTGGCGTGTGTGCAGGAATGCTATTCACGTTCCTTACATTAAAAATTGCAAGGCCGATAGATTTGAGAAGTTTGGAATGAAGATCAAGGCACCAAACTTTGCTGGCAAGTATATTCTAGTTTGTCCTAGCAGTGCAGGCATACACAACTATTTAGACAGACCAAAATGGACTAATGAGACCATAGAACAGATCAAAAGGTATACAGACAGACCTATACGACTTCGACACAAGCCTAGGGGCAGGGGTACATCAGGACCGAGTGAGGCAACAGTACCCCTATCCGAGGATCTTAAGGAAGCCTGGTGTGTGGTTACTAGTTGTTCTATCGCGGCTGTGGAGGCCATCTGTGAGGGAATACCTGTGTTTTGTGATAACAAGAGTTTTGCTGTAGATGTTGGCAACGTGGAACTGTCAGACATAGAAAATCCTTACTACGGTGGACCAGAACCTTGGTTGTACAGTCTAGCATACCAGCAGTTCACACCGGAGGAGATAGCCAACGGGACAGCAGTAGAAATATTAATGGACAAGGGCATACTATGAAGATAGAAAAAGTAAATGATTTTTGGGTGCCATCTAATGATGTACATATAGAAAAATGGAAAGCAGGAGCACCTTTCACACAGAACAAATGTTTGAATAAGTTTTTAAAATACTGCGAATCTCAAACAAAAGAAATGAAAACAGTTATTGATGTGGGTGCATGGTGTGGAACATGGGCAAAAGCCATCGAACCATTTGCTAGGAAAGTAATTGCATTTGAGCCTGACAAAACACACTTTGAATGTTTACAGCGTAACTGTACTATAAATTGTACACCAAGAATGGAGGCTGTAGGATCTCAACTAAAAGAAATATCATTGACAGAAGATAATTTTACACAGGCAAAGAGAGTCAATGATAAAGGTAATATCCGAATGATTACATTGGATCATATGGCATATGAGGATGTAGATATGATCAAAATTGATGTAGAAGGATATGAAATGGAAGTGCTGAAAGGTGCAACAAAAACTTTGGAAAATGTAAAATATCTAATGATAGAATTAAACAACAATACCAAAAAATACGGTAGTAATAATATTGTGGTTGAAAAATTTATAGGAGATTTAGGATTCAAAGTGTTAATGGATCATTGGCCAGACAAAGTTTTTTACCGTGCATAATCTAAATTAAATACTTCAAATGAAAATTTTTATAACAGGTGTAGCAGGTTTCTTAGGTTCCCATCTAGCAGATTTGATGATATCAGAAGGTCACACTGTGGCCGGTAATGATAACATGATTGGTGGATACACAGATAATGTTCCCCAAAACGTTGAGTTTCATCAAGTGGATTGTTGCGATTTAGAAAACATGACCAAAGCCATGGAAGGCTGTGACATAGTTTATCATACTGCCGCAACGGCATACGAAGGACTGTCAGTGTTCTCTCCTGTGCTTGTTACAAGAAATATATTTGAAGCGTCAGTCACAACTATCACAGCGGCCATAAGAAACAAAGTCAAACGTATTGTGTATTGTTCAAGCATGGCAAGGTATGGCCATCATGATGAAATGCCTTACAAAGAAACTTATGAATGTCGTCCCCAAGATCCATACGGTATTGCAAAGAAGGCAGGCGAAGATGTATTAAGAAATTTATGTGAAACACATGGTGTTGAGTATGTTATTGCTGTTCCACACAACATTGTTGGACCAAGACAGAAGTATGATGACCCTTTTAGAAACGTTATGTCCATCATGTTGAACAGAATGTTACAAGGTAAGCAACCAATTATATACGGAGATGGCAAACAGCAAAGATGTTTCAGTTATATTGATGATTGTTTGTATTGTTTGAATGCACTTGCATTTCAAGATAATGTTGTTGGTGAAGTAATCAACATAGGGCCAGACGAAGAACCCATAACAATCAATGAGTTAGCAGAAGCCTGTGCTAATGAAACAGGACTTAATTTAGATCCAATACATCACAAAGACAGACCCAAAGAAGTCAAATTAGCAGTGTGTTCATCAGACAAAGCAAGAGACTTATTAGGTTATAACACAGCAACCAATATGCGACAGTCAGTTAAAAAGACAGCAGAATACATAAGAACCAGAGGCACAAAAAAGTTTCAATATCATTTGCCATTAGAAATTGTAAACGATATCACACCAGACACCTGGAAGAACAAGTTGATATGATCTCGTTCTGTTGTCCATCAAGAGGCAGACCAGAACTAGCAAAGAGACTAGTAGATACTGCTACTGCCACACAAAAATACAATACAGAATTTTTATTTTATCTCAATGACGATGATGAAAAATTAGAAGAGTACAAGGATCTTTTAGACGAAAAACATTATACGGTTGGACCAAACCAATCCACTTGTTACAGTTGGAATTTAATGTGCGAAAAAGCATCTCATGACGTTGTTATGTTGATGGGGGATGATGTTCAGGTCAACACATCAAATTGGGATCAATTAATTGTAGATGAAATTGACAAGTATGATGATAAGATATTAATGGTGGTGCCCTCTGATGGTAGACCAAGGAACAAGCATTTACGTAAAGAACCTACACTGTGGCCTGACGAGAAACTACCAGCGGCACATTTCGCAGTACACAAAAATTGGACTAATACCTTAGGTTATCTTGCTCCTGCGTTCTTCTGGCACTGGCACGTTGATTCGTACACGCAGAAAGTTGCGAGGAAACTTAATAGATGTTTGTACCTGCCGACTGTTGAATTTAAAACTAAAAAGATCATCGACGATAATGCCGGTAAACAGATACGAAAAAATTTTAACATCTCTCAAAGGGATGAATTTGTTTGGACAAAAGTAAGGGATAGACACCTACAAGCAGATGTAAATGCTCTGAGGGATTTATTACGAACTGAATAAATTTATCAGTTCCTTCTTCCAGTCATCGGCGTACTCGCAGTCTCGATATCCGTCGAACCATGGTCCACCCTCTGTGTAGTGTAGTATTTTTGGTGTCCCATCTCTAGGTTCCTTGTACCAACCCACTAGCCAGTTATACTCCGCCGGCATCTCGCCTACTTCGTTGTCATCTAGCCAACTGAATCTGTGTAGGAATTTTGGTGACTCTTCATTAAGTAGTTCTGGTGTTAGTATTTTATTTTTTGGATGTTCGCAGTTCCAAAGTACCATACTGCTCCAGTTTTTTCTTGGATATACTGTTTGTGTCTGTCCGTCCATTTTAGTTGTCTCTTTAGGAGTGTAGTCGTGTTGCACAACGACAACTGCTTTAGATGAATCGCAGTACTTTGTTAATTCATGACTAGGTATTTTCCAAAGGAAATCACAATCACAGAACACTGCCCACCCTTTGAAATCATTCATGTAGGGCACGAAGAACCTAGTGAACGTGAACTCTGTTGATGCCAACTTGTCCACTGGTCTGGTGTAAAGTCCTTGGTCACGCATCTGTTTTTGCTTAAGGGGGATAACTTCTGCTGACGGGTCTCTACGTTTGATACTGTGTTCACATACTTGGTATGCTATGTCTTCTCTGCTGTCGTGCCCTACGTAAATTTTCATTTTCTTCCTGAAACTATTTGGTGTATGTCTTTCCAATTACTTACACGTATAACGTCAGGATGATTGAAGTCTTGATTGAATGGGTGGTCTATTAATATAGGCTTTAAACCGTATTTGAGCCCCAGTACAGCGTTGTCTGGCTTGTCCTCGACCCAATATAGTCCAGTATCGTGGAAGTCTGCTAAGGCACTGTTTTTGTCAGCACCGGTGCCCAGTATGTGGTAATTTGTGAACACATGTTCGCCAAAAAGTTCTCCCAATCTTTTCTTACGCAACTCCTGTGCTGGTACGTCTGACGTTTGAGATGTGATAGGAATGAATGTCCACCCTTCAGCGGCCATCAGTTTGACCCACGTCTGTGATTCCAACATTGGTCTCTGTGTGCCCATCCAAGCACTCCTGTTGAATTCTCTTATCTCTTGTCGAATTACATCCTTGCTTACACCATACCTAGTGGCCATATCGTATTCATCATACATGTCTGGCAACTGTTTGTATGGATAGTATCTCACACCTTTTTTGTCAAAATATGATCTCAATGACATCCACTTTGTGAAATGGTGTTCCCATTCCAACAAAACACCGTCTACGTCTGTTAGTATTATTCTATTTGATATCTGCATCTTCCATTCCTGCGACTCTCAGTTTTACAATGTTTGTGATCTGCCATTGCTTCTGATCTAGTCCCTTGGTGATGCCTAACCATTGATTACGTATTAATGCAAAATCATTAATGATCTTGTCCATGTCGACTACATCGTCTTCGCCGTCCACATACTTCTCTGCGTCTCTGCTTGATAACGCTCTGTTGTAATTTTCTAAATATTTTCTGAAGGTCTTTGAACGTAGTCTTCTTAATTCTATGTTTAGGTATTCTAGTATTGCTTCTAGTTGTTGTAGTTGACTGAATCTCTCTTCTACTATGCCTGGCAGTGACGCACTGGCTCTTTCTAGGTTACCGTATATCTTGCACTGCTTCTTGGCCTCTAACAATTCTTTGTCAAAGTATGCCACGCAGTCTGGTATCTTATCGAGGTTTCTGCTTACTTCGTTGTACCAATTAATCATCTTCACCGTATCCGTCTGACTCTTCGTCTTCCTCGAACACAGTTGCAACGGCTTCTTCTAGTTTTGGATCTAGCTCTGCAGATCCTTTGAGTACGTCATGATCTACTCCTATGTCCTCTAGGCTTTTAATAAAGTCTATGGCACAGTCCAGTTTCTGTCTCTCTGGAACGTAATGTGTTATGGCATTCCATAACCTTTCGATGTCCTCGTGTGTAAAGTCTATCATTACTCTTCTTTTTTACTCTTTGTTTTTGTTTTCGTTTCTACTTCGATAGGGGCATCGGTATCTTCCATTTCAGTGGGTACCTCTTCTTTGAATTCCGCCATTATCATATCTAATTTATCGCCAACCCATGCTTTTCTGAAGTCGATGTGTTCTTTACCTGCTTTGTCGATATATTTCAGTCTGTTCCCTGTCTGAACTAGTAGGCCTTTTTTCTCGAAAAGATCAACTAATCCACTGTAAGGATTCATTCCCGTTTCGTACGGAATCTTGACCTGTACACCTTCAAACGGCTTGGCATATCTGGTCTTCATAACTTTACAAGCGGCTCTTATACCTCTCACATCTGAAACTTTATTGCCTGCTTCATCTTCTTTTAATTTTAATTTTTTCATTGCAACAACGATAGAACTTGCATAGATAAATCCTTGTCCGCCTGATATCTTGTCATCTGGATCAAACATATCTTGTGATGCGTATGTGTGATTGGTTGCTATGAGCCCTACGTTCCAACTACCAAACATATTAACACAGTTCCTCACGAGTGCCGTCAGTGCCTTTGGTTTTCTACCCAAGTCACCTTTCATGTCACCTGCTTCAAACTGATTTACATCTGTTGGTGTAAGCATCATGCCCAGACTGTCTATGACGAACAGTACTTTAGGTGCACCTTCTTTGTTGTCTGCGTGTTGCTCTTTGTAACCTTTCATAAACTCTGAAACAGTCTTTGCAACATCATCAACCATTGACATACTTAATTTTAAAAGTTTGTCTTCTGATGTGTCCACGTTCAATGCCTGTAACCATTTCTCATCTAGTGCATTCTCTGTGTCAATCAATATAACGAAGATGCCTTGCTCTTGTGCGTTCTTGATTATGTTTCCTGATGCTATGTAACTTTTGCCTGCTCCTGATTCACCTGCAAGTACAGTTACTTTTCCTAGTGGAATACCTCTGTTGAAATCACTGGTCATCAAATAGTTTAATGCGTAATTTCCTGTTGAGATCCAATCTGTAGGATCGCTGAATCCTATGCCTAACCCTTGGATTGATTTTGTGATACTTTTTCTAAATTTTGTTGCGTCAAATACTTTCGTCATAATTTTGTCCTTTGTGTCATCTATTTTAGCATACCTAGGCCCTAACGTCAATGTCAGGGCCTTGGTAAAATGTCAGATTATTTTGCTTGTCTTGATCTAATCAACTTCAAGATGTCTTCTGCTCTCTTGGCACTGTCGCCTGCTGGAGCCGCCGTTGCCGGAGCCGCCTCAGGTTGTGGTGCTGGTGCACTTTCCGTAACCGGAGCCGCTGTTGGTGCCGCTTCTGTTACTGGTGTTGCCGCTGGAGCCGATGCTGTTGGTACTGCTACCTGTGGTTTACCTTGGTAAGCCACGCCCGCCGGTCTGAAGTACTGTCCATACTGCTCGAGATCATAAGCCTCACCTTCCACAGATTTCGCAAATAGTTCTGCGATTATTTTAACCTCTGCTTCTGTTGGCTCTTTTGGTCTGAAGTCACCTAGGTTGTGTAAACCATGTGTGTCGATTGCGGCTCTCTCTGCCTCATCTAATGCACGTTCTCTTCTTGACCATTTTGATGTTGAGTAGTCAGCATAACCACCTTTAGTTGTTTTAGTAATTCTAAAATCAACACCTTTCACATAATCAGTTGGCATTTCTTCCATCTCTGGATCCATTAATGCTCCTCTGATAATGTTAAAAATCTGAGGTCCAATTATAAATCTTCTTACTGGATTCTCAGGAGTTGAGTCCTCTGCTAGTGGATTTGTTGTAACAAAACCTTGGAAAATGTAACTTTTCTTTTTCCAATATTTTCTGCCCATGTCTTCCATGCTCTTGTCTTTGAACCATGGTCTAACTTCCGTTAGTACTGGACAAGTCTTGCCATACATTTCCATGCAAGGTACTTGCACTGTAACTGGTCTAGAATCAGTCTGACCTTTAATACCTGCGAAAGGTAATTTGATCATGTTTCTCTCAGTCCAGAAAAATGTATTATTTGTATCCTTATCGGGTAAGAATCGTACTACTGCTTCTGATCCTTCTGCTATGTTCCAATGTGGATAAATGGCGTTGTCTCCGCCTGTGTTGGAAGTGGAGCGATTCACTTCTTGAGATTTTAACTTCGCTCTTATTTCAGCCAATGATGCCATAATGTAAGCCTCCTTTATTGTGCCTATGTTTGTTGTTGCCTAAATGTATATCAGACATATAGTACATAATATACAACTATATTTATCTAATGTCTACTACTATTATTGGTAAAAGTATACTTTATTTGAAAACATTCGTCCGCCATTTTTCATGTAATGGCCCAGCCTGTTTGCGATCTATATGGAAAGGGGTGTCCTGAAGATGTGCTTCGATGACCTCAATTGGTTCGCTTAGAACATCAAAGTCTATGGTTGAAACGTTCCAGTTGGGAAAACATTGCTCTGTATACAATTTGGTGTATTGATATTTGATGTCATCCGGGCACGGTTCATTCATAAAATACCTTTGACTTAACCTAAATGAGTTGCTTATTACAACTAAAACCTGTAATTGTTCAGTAAGTCGTTTAAATTTTTCTTGATCTTCAAAAAGCGTTTGCCATACCCCAAACCAGTGGGTAATCCATAAATCATTTTCCTGGTTATTTGTAGTACTTTTAAGTATGCCATTGTCTATGTCATTGATAAAAAAATTAAGTGACTGACTGTGGGCATTAGGATTATTTTGCGAATAGTATTCTGTCAGTTTATCAAAAGTCTGGCAATTGGCACACGACATACTGGCACCGATCATGTTTGCCAGATGATTGCCGCCAGTCCCTGGATAAAAAATTACAAGGTTTCTCATTATCTTCTTATAGATAATATTTAATATTAGATTGTGTATGATGCTAGATTTTTAATTCTATCTATTTGGTTATCGTATGCGATCTCTTCTTCTGAATAGAATTCTTCTAGTTGTAGTCCAGCAAGTTCGATTGCATCTTTCAGTGTGTATTCTTCATCACCTACTTTGAACTTGTCACCTGCTTTCATGCCTGCCGCTTTGGCTTTCTGCACTGCCTGAGCAAACTGATTGCCTTCGTTAGTTCTGTCTGTGTATCCTGGTGTACCTGATTTCATTCTTTTGTAAGCAGTTGTGTTCATCATCTTATCTGCTTTAGTGACATCTAATTTGGTTGCGTTCTCTTTGTCCTTCTTTTCTATTTCAGGATCTTTTGGTTCTGTTGCATATTCGTCGATGTTGTTCACCCAATTCTCAAATGCTTCAGTCTCTTTGGCCTTGCCTTTTAAATCTTTCTTTGGTTCAAATGCACCTGGCTCCATCCTCACTTGGTCTGTGTATCCTGGCTCCGATTGCATTTTCTTGTAGTCGTCGATGTATCTCTTGGCCAACTGTACTGCGATCTTCTTGTTCTTGATGTAGTCTGGTGTTGGTTTAAATGTTGCTGAATTTTCCTGTTCCATCTCATCTGCCACTCTACTAGCGAAGTTTGCCACTCTGTCTTCCTCGCCTGATTTAGTCAACAGTCTTGATGCTATGTCCGACAGTATAGAACTCAACATTGTGTTCTTGTTTGTGAATTTTGTTACCTTCAACATCTTGTCTGCTGAATCGTCTTTCCTTAAAACTAATTTGCTGTCAGGATCATTTAAGAAACTTTGTACTACTGCGCCGTGGTCAACAGGTGGTTCAATAGGTGCATCGATTGGCTCTGCATCTGGCTCTAGCTCGTTCACTTGCTCTTCTTCTTTAGGTGCTTCTAGTTCACTCATTATTCTGTTTATGATTGGTAGTGCGTCTTCAACTCTGCTGTCTAGGTTAGTCATTGTGAACTTCTCTCTCATTTTGTTAACAGTTTCATCATCTAGTATTTGCTCTTCTGATGTTTTAAAATCTTTACTTGCGTTCTCGTAGTGTGCTTGGTTAGAAAGGTTCTTCATGTAACCTCTCAGGTTCTCTAGTTTTAATTTTGTCTGTTCGATGATGTCACCTGCGTTGTCATTCAACTGGTCCTTGTTGGTAACGTATCTTGAGAATGAATTTAGTTTTGCTATGTCTTCAGAAGTTGAAACAATGTGTTGTCCAAATTCGTCATGTGGTCTTCCGCCATTTGACACGTGTCTCATCATTGCTCTAGCACCTGCTAAATGAGTCAATGGATACTTGAATCTCTCTCCATCTTCGTTTTCAATGTATAGTGATTGTATCTGTCTTGATCTCGCACCTGGCACAGTCTCGTCAACTTTGCCTTTGTGTCTTATTATTAATTTTGTTTTGTTTAGGTTCTCGTACGAACGTTTTGCAGTGCCTGTTAGGCCTTCTGCTACTGCTTCGTTTTTCTTTTTGTCTTTGTCTTTGTCGTACAATGTAATTTTACTGTCATGAGGCATAGGTTTCAACTCAGTTTTTTCTCTGTCACCTTTTGGCTGTTTGCCAACTTGCATCATTGGTGCCTCGTTAACACCTGCTAATTTAGTGATTCTCGCTAGTTCTTCTGACATTTCATCAGTATTTACCGTTTTGTTCGTATCTGCAAGATTTTCATAGTCCTGCTTCGTTAGGTTGTTTTTAGTGATATCTCGCACATCAAATCTCATTTGATGCTCTACTGCGAAGTCTTTTAACTCCTTAAGGAACGCATACCATTCGTCTCTGCTGTCTTCGTCGATCTTGCTTACTAAATCCCTGTTGTAGTACACTTTCATGTTCTCACCGTCTGCTAGACTTATGCTCACAGAACCAAACGTGTCGGCATCTTCTTGGAATTCGAACTCAAAGAAAACAGCACTGCTTGGATCGGCTGTAGCGGCGCCATTCTTATCACCTAGTCTGATGTTTGAGAACTGTGATCTAATCTTGTTGAATAAATCTTCTGAGTTTTTAGGGTTCATATAGTGTATTTATTATCCTGTGAACGATCCAAATATGGGCATTGGTGTTATCTCGCTTGTCCTGTCTGTCCATTTCTCGAATATTTTAGGGTCAAAATCTGCCAACACCTTCATCATACGTGTCATTAATAAACAACTACTAACTAGATCGTCGTGCTGTCCTGGCTTGGCTTTGTATGACATACCAGATGCTACAAAATCTTTCATCTCAGAAATAAGCAATTTAGAGTTTATTTCTAATTTTCCGTTCTCAACAAGTTCTTTGAATTTTGTACATGCATCTATTTTGTGTTTTGCCGTAGTGTTGAACCCCCTTCTAAATTTACGTCTGTGTCCTTTTCTGATAGGCTCTGATAGGAACATTCCCATTATGTTTTCTTCGCCAATGTCCATGACCCTCATCAGTGCCGCTTCACCTATAGAGTTGTTCTCCATGGAATAGAATATTTGTGGAGTTGCTGTTGTGTCTTTCTCCATGATTGTGTCGTGTATATGTTTTGTTATACCTTGCAGTATTTTAACTTGCTTGTTCATTGGCGTCATGTTGTGATGCCATTCACCTATTTGTTTGAAAGTAGGCAGTTCAAAGATTTGTATTGCGGCATAGTCACCTCCCGTACCCATACTTGGATCAAGTGACACCATGTACGTGTGACCTGGTTTAGGATGTGCAAACCATCGTACTTGTCCTGTGGTATGTATTGGTGCATTGCCTTCTAGGTCGGCCAACGTAACACTGTCGATTAAGGTTTCATCAAAGATCAAGAATTCACATTCATGCTCCCGCCTAAATCTTTCGTCACCTATTCTAGCCTTCTCCGCTGTTGCCCATTTTTCGTCTCTGTCCGGGTGCTCCGACCAATGTGCTTTCATGGCATAGAACCCGTTGGTGCCTACGATCTTGTCATTTCCATATTCGTCAAATCTTTTGTTTGCTTCTTTCCAGATCAATGCAAACTGATCTTCGTCACTGTTGGGTGTACTCGTTATCATACACTTACCACCTGTTGAGAGGGTAGGTGATAGTGATGTCCAAAACTCTCTGGCTTTCTCAGGTGGTTGCACGAATGCAAACTCATCACAATAAACAAGTGTAAGGGACATACCCCGTCCTGTGTTTTCAGTTGTTGTAGTTGCTGATATTTTTGAGCCGTTGTCAAATTCTATACTGTTTCTATTGTATTGTGTTACGCCTGCTTTAATCCATGCTGGCAACATCTCATAAGCATAACGTACCCTTGACATGATGTCTGATGCACCTGCGTATTTGTGTGCCGCAATTAGTATCTGTGAATCTGGTCTAAACATAGCATACCAAATAAGGAAGCCTGAAGCACAGGTTGTTTTACCTGTCTGTCTAGGAAGCATGGCTATTGAAAATCTATGATCATTATAACTTTTAATCAGTCTCTCTTGATATGGGAAAGGCTCGAATGGCATAGATCCCTTTACCGGATGCTGTATCTTCATGAAGGTTTTCATAAAGAATAATGGTCCGGATGTTGTGTCCATGCATTTCTCAAGTTGTTCTACTTGAATCTTTGTATATTTGTGTTTCTTGTGCGCCTTCTTAATTTGGTCGCTGTCTAGTGATACATACGCCATAGTGTAGTATTTAACGCTGTGATGTTACTTGGAAAAGTATTACTTTGCTTCTTTATCTTTGATGGCTTTTTTCATTGGTTCTTTTTTATCGCCATCTTTGTCCATGTCCAAGAAATCAGGTTTCGCCGCTTCTTGATATGCAGTTTTGAAACTTTCGTACTGTGTTCTGAGACTGTTAGCCAACTCTTCCTCTGTGATCTTGTCTTCCGCCGCCATTGGATTGTCTCCACTTGCAACTTTTGGATAAGTTTTCTTTTGTCTGTTCAATCCGCCTGAATGTTTGTTTACCAGACTGTCTATGTCTTGAACTTTCTCTTCAGGTTCGTTCGCGAACGTTTCTTCCTTTTGCTCGTCTTCTGGGTTCTTGATTATGTCTCTCATCCTAGCCATGTCCATTGAACCCGCCGCATCGTCTTGATCCATTTCTGGTTCTTTTGTTATCGCCATTATTGGTTCT